GCGAGGGGAACTTTTTAATTTTTGAAGTTGTGATAATTTGTTGATGGAATGGCTGGGCTGAGAAGTTCGGCCATTTTTATTTAGCGATGTTGTAAGAATTTTTACAAACATTAATTTTTAAACACCTCTATTTTTGTGAAAAATAGAGACAATGAAAGAGATTAAAGTTTACAAACCGATTGACAAAGAAGACATATTTTGGTCTTGGTTGACCGATATGGACGGGGGAGAGTCTTTCTCTTTTTCTGCTGATACGATCCACAAAATATTTGATGAAAATCCAGAGGAAACTGAGTTCAAATTTAATATAAACTGTGATGGCGGTACAACCTCTGAGGGGTTAAGGATTTATGATGTACTCCGGACTTCAGGTAAAACTCTATTTTGCAATGTTGAGGGAGGTTGCCACTCTATGGCTATTGTCCTACTATTGGCAGCCCCAAAAGAAAATCGTACGGCAAACCCAAACAGCCGTGCATTAATTCACGAAGTACGTGGTGGTTCATGGGACTATTTGAAAGCCGATGAATTAAGAATTTTAGCCGATGAGATTGATAGAGAGCAAAACGCTATTCTTGACATTTACGAAGAAAGAACCGGCTATGATAGAGCGACTCTTGAAACTCTCATGAAAGAAGAAAAGCAACGCACAGCCTCAGAGTTGCTTCAATACGGATTTATTTCAAAAATAAATACTTACAGTACTAATTTAAAACCCAAAAACCAAATGACAAAACCAACTGGAAAGGTTCAGGAGTTACTCAACAAAGCCAAAGAGCTAGGTAAGAGTATCACTAACCTATTAGAGGGAGGCGAACCTGTGAACTTCGAGTTCAAGGATGCCGATGGTATGGTATTGTTCACAACGGAAAAAGAGGATGACAGCATCGCTGTAGGTGATGCTGCCTCTCCCGATGGAACATACGAACTACCCGATGAAAGAACGGTTATCGTTGCCGGTGGAGTTGTGACAGAAATCACAGAGCCGCAAGCCGATGCAACCGAAGTGGAAAACCTTGTAGCCGAAAATCAATCATTGAAAGATGAATTGCTTAACGCTCAAAACCTGATCACTGAAATGAGTAACGAGCTTAATAAACACGTTACAAGCAATTTCGTGGCAACTCCTAGGACCCGCGTTCCTGGAAAGCAAAATACAAAAGCCCTAACGGCTGAAGAATTGAAAAACGAGGCTCGCGAAAAACGCGCCGTAATGCAAGGAGGAAAGAAATAATGGCAACACCAGTATTAGATTTTACAAAATTTACCTTTAGCGCTGAAGAAATCAGAGCCGTAAAGGAGTTGCTATGGGACGAAGTGATTCAAGCTCCTGAAGTTTCTTTGATACACACAATTTTCGAGGGAATTGAGTATGACAAAGAAATTGGGTTCATTGGTAAAGGCGGTTTAGTTGGGGTAGCTCAGCAAACTGGCGATGGTGATCCAGTAGCACAAGCCTACTCTATCAGTACGCGCAAAATCAAATGGACTCCTAAAGGTTGGGAAATCCTTATCCACCAAAAACGTGTCGATATTGAAGCAACAGCAGCTGTTTACAGCATGAAAACTGGAACTTCTTACAACGACTTCACATCAAGCGATTACATGAATATTATCCTTGAAGCTTTGGCAACATCGGTAAAGGATTTCATTATCCGTTTGTTTTGGTTCAACGATACCGCTGAGGATAATATCGCCAATGGTGGTAAATTGACAGCCGGGATTGATAAGAAGTACTTCACCATGATTGATGGCTTCTGGAAACAATTGCTTTTGCAAATCACCGTTAATCCTAAACAAAAAGTAGCTATCGCTGAGAATGCAGCAGCTACCTATGCACTGCAAGAACTTGCTCCGGCAAGTGCAAAAACTGCTTTGCAAGGATTGAGATATAAAGCTCCTCTTCAGACGCGTAATTCAAAAACTGCAATGATCCTTTGCACTCAAACTGTATATGATGCTTACGAGCAATCTCTACAGGGAACGGTAATTGAATCAATGTACACAAACTTGACTGAGGGCGTAAAAGTTCTGAAAATTGGTGGTATTCCATTGTTCCCAGTTCCAACCTGGGATGCCATGATCGGGGAGTTTTACGATACAGGTGCAAAATTGAATAACCCTCACCGTGCTTTGTTCATTTCGAAAGACTTGTTAGCCGTTGGTGTTGATTCAATCAGCTCATTTGGAGATATGAAAGTTTGGTACAACGATGACCAGCGTAAGGTGAAAACTGAAGCAATGGGAAAAGCGGATGCTAAGATTCTGAATCCTGCATTTTTTCAATTAGCAATCTAACAAAAAAATCTGATCCTTAAAGCGGGCTAACTTGATTGTTTAGTCTCGCTTTAAGGAGAAGAATTAAAGAAAGGAGAAAATTATGGATTGTTCAGAAATTACATCAGGATTAGTTGCAGTGAATTGCGACAAAGCATCTGTAGCCGGAACAGGCGGAAAAGTTCGTCTGATCAGCTACTCAGATATCAACAGGGACTTATCTACTATTGTAGATGGAGTAATTACGGCTATCGTTCTCAAAGCTGGTAAAAAGGCTTATGATTTCGAAACTGTAGATAACTCAGTAGATGGAGATAGCTCACTTGCAAAAGGCACATACATTTCAGATTTTGATCATAGTCTCATGCTTCGCGTGTTTGCAAAAACAGAAGCCGGTAAGAAGTTTGTCAACAAAATGAAATTGGCCCGCGTAGTTGCCGTTGTCGACAACAAAGAAATTGGTGCAGCCGGTGAAGTGAAGTACGAAGCTTACGGATGGGATGCCGGTCTTGAACTTATGGAAATGAAGTCAAGTACTGCAATGGCAGACAAAGTAGTTTATGAATTGAAAATTGGATCAGGAGCTAAATCGAAAGAAACCTCTCTTCCAAAATCAGTATTCATAGACGACTTGACAACTACTGAGGCTATGTTGGCTGCATTAGTCGCATGATCAGTAGGCTAAAAAAACTACAAGAAGAAAGTAATCAGTTTGCTAATCCCAGTGAACTGATTACCTCTTTAAAAACAAATCTTGCATTGCGAAATGAAATCGAGTTCTTAAGCAAAGCAATCTTTCACAAATCAGTAAGCGGATGTAGTAACTGTTACTTCGATGCTTATATTCAATTGAAATCTTTAAATATTAACACTGTAATGGAAAAAATTAAATGTCTCTTTTTGCTTTTGGCAGGTGCATTATTGCATGATGTCATCAACCAGGATAACGATCTTCTTTGCTCGAATGCTAATATCACAGATGATTTAGCTTTGTACCATTTGAAAACAAATCCCGGATGTCGTAAGTACTTTCAAGAACTGCCAGAAAACGTAGATGAGTTGATAGCTGCTTATGTTTTGCCCGGTGATGAGCTTTCAGATGAAGAAAAGGCCTCCGCCTTAGAACTTCAGAAAGAAGTTGAAGAAAACTTTGTTTCTCAGATCGTAACCCTTTTGAAAAATAACGTCACAAAAACAAACATTAAATCAACATTCAAAAATGTTGAAAATGTAGGTTCGGTAAAACTAACTCAACGTTCGTTAGACGCTTTCATCAAACGTGCTAATGCTATCTTTTTAGCTATTCCTCCAGCCTCGGACGCATCGACTGAGAATTCAGAAACTAATGTCGACACTTCAGAAACTGAAGACTTAGAAAACACCGAAACGCAAGTTTAAAACAAAGGTCTGTACTATTTTATGTACAGACCTTAATGCCTAATTAGCTCAGTTGGTAGACCTATTCATTTGTAATGAATAGGTCGGGGGTTCGAGTCCCTCATTAGGCTCTAAATTTTTACCATGAAAGCAACTACACTTAAGAGAGATAACAGATTTGCACTCAGGAACGATAAAGGCCTAGGGGTTCAATCTTACGGAGACTCAAACGACTACCCTCAACAGGTTATGGAAATAGTCAACGCGTCAGGAACCGGTAAGGCTTGCGTTGGTGTATATGCAAAATTCATCAGTGGGAAAGGCTTCGAGGATGTTGATCTGTACAAAAAAATAGTAAATCGATTTGGCCATACAAATGACTATATCTCTGATCAGATATCAAAAGATTTTGCAGAGTTTGGAGGGTTCGCTATTCATGTAAATTATAATGCAAACTTTCAAATATGCGAACTTCAACACATCCCATTTGAACAATTACGATTTAAAGCACTTGATCCAGATTCAGGTTATTTTGACAAGCTAGCCATACACCCTGATTGGGGGAGACGGTTTTTAAATTTGCGCAAGTGGAAAAAGGACGATATTAAGTTTGTCGACTTTTTTAATCCGGATCCGGAAGAAATAAAAGCACAAGTGGATGAATCTAAAGGATGGGCTAACTATAAAGGACAAATTCTTTATTTCTCAAATGAGGGAGAAAGGGTTTACCCTCTACCAATTTATGATGCAGTTCTGACAGATATGAATACAGAAGAGGGGATCTCTAACGTATCAAATCGCAATGCTCGTAATAATTTTATGGCAGCCGGTATGCTGATTGAAACAGTCGATGATAATGAAAGTGCAGCTAACATAGAACCAGGGGATAGCGAATCAGAGGACGAAAGAAGATTGTCAAGCGGAGAAAGTAGAGAGGATGAGAAAACGGCTACAGAGGTAGCTCTTAAATCATTCCAGGGAGATGAATCTGCATGCAAGATTATGCATGTGACAATCGGAACAGGAGAGACAGCGCCGGTATTTACTTCTTTCAAAGGTACTAATTACGATAAGGAGTTTAATGTAACCCTTACAAGCTCTCAGTCAAATATTGGTAAGTCATTTAATCAACCACCAATATTGAGAGCAGAAGACGTAGGAGCCAATTTCGGAGCTGATTTAATGCTTAACGCTTACAATTACTATAATTCAGTAACTGAAAATGAAAGGTTGGCAGTAGAGAGAGTGTTCGCAACAATTTTCCAACATTGGTTCGAACCTACTAGCGGTAATTACTCAGTCACTCCACTTTCTTATGAAGTCGAAATGACACTAGCAGATAGATTGGGGGAAAAACAATTGACCGAGTTTATGAAAATCATAAATGATTCTGCGATCACTCCTGATTTAAAAAGAAGTATTGCAAAAACACTTTTCGGACTTTCTGAAGATGAGGCAAACAGTTTAATTCCAATAATTCCAGTAGTATGATAATTACACCGCAAGATATTAGATCCGTTCGGCCGATAGCTGAAAACGTGAACGATGAAAAAAGATTGATTCCTTATATCGAGGAGTGCGAAAATCTCTTTCTCATTCCAAAACTAGGAGCTAAGCAATTCAAAGTAATAGAGACTGCTATCTCTGAAAGCATCAAGGATCCAAATCCTGTAGAGTTAACAGAGGCCATCACTAACCTTTTGAATGGTTGCTTCTACGATGAAGACAATAGACATTGTGAGGGCTTAAAAAAGGCTATGGGTTATCTTGTTTATTCTCGCTTCGTCCGTAATCAGAATGTAAATGCTACAGCTTTCGGAATGGTTCAAAAGCAAGGCCAATTCAGTGAGCCGGTCGATTACAAAACAATAATCATAATCGCTAACGATGCCGAAAAAATAGGGCTTGAGTACTTAAAGCAATGTGTTGAATTTTTGAATTTCGGAAAAGAAAAAAGAGATCAGCGCAATTTTAAACCAAAATGTAAATTTAAAGCCATAGGAGATTAAACGATGAGATTTTGGGATGGAATGGAACGGAAAACGGAGATGGTAGGAACTGACCGAATTATGGTTGGTGATGTTCTCTCCGGGCTTCCTAAATATGTTACTTATAGCGATTTTATTGCATTGGTTGGAAGTTCTACTAATCAGGGTAAATCAGCCTATGAAATATACACTGACATAACGACTGACGTTCCGATTAAATCTGAGTCGGAATGGATCGAATCTCTTTACGGCCAGCCTGGAATAACTCCTACTATTGGTTCGAATGGCAATTGGTTTATAGGGACGACCGATACAGGAGTAAAGGCACAACCAGAGAATCCGGTACCAACACAACAGTTCTACAATGGTCATCACAATGCAGTAGAATTGTATGTTGGATTAGCTTCTGACATATCACCTGACTATAGGCTTTGTAACGGAAATAATGGAGTTCCAGTCAATGGGGTTGTTATCCCTGACTTACGAAAGTTTTTCTTAGTTGGTTATGACCCTAATGAACCTGATTATAATACAATCGGTAAGACTGGAGGATTAAAAGAGGTACTTCTTACTGGTAATCAATCAGGAGTGCAGCCACATGCTCATGACACACCTTGTTTCACAGGCACAGTTGACGGAACAGGATCTCAACAAGGAATAAAACCAACCGGAGGGACGAAGCTTAAAACATCTCTATCAGATGCAAAAGCGGCATTAGCCCCACACGAGAATAGACCTCCTTACTATACAGTTGCATTTATAATTCGTGTAGTTACTCAAGTAACTAGCGGAGGAGTTGGAAGTACTGTATACATGAAAAAAGCCGTCATCATAACTACTGACGGAGTTATGAATGAAAGCACTTATGTGATTGAGGGTACTTCAGTATTTGCTTTACCATTTGATTTCAATTATAACCAGGACTCAACATTTTTCGATGGGGCATTATTGACTGAGCCAATTTTAGACCCAGTTTTAAAAACTGCAACATTCACACCAGTACCACTAGCAGGAAATAAAATAACTATAAAATATTATCCATTATGAAAAAACTAATCTTTTCACTATTCCTTTTGTGCAGTGCGATGGCGTATTCGCAAGGTACAATTCCCATTCCTCAAGTAACCGGTTTACCGGCTGCACTGGCAGGTAAAGTTGATAAGCTGACTGGCAAATCACTTGTCGCAGATACTTTATCAGCTAAGATTCAGCCACACGTTACAAATACAGCTAATCCTCACTCAGTTACTAAAGCTCAAGTAGGATTAGGAAACGTAGACAATACATCAGACATAAATAAGCCGATTAGTTCTGCTACGCAGACCGCTTTAAACGGTAAACAGCCCACTGGCACATACTCTACCGATATTCACGCCAATATAACCGCTCTTAATGCTGTTCAGGGGGTTAATCATGGAGACCAAACTGATATAACGGGAAACGCGGGAACTGCGACAAAATTGCAAACGTCGAGGACTATAAATGGTGTATCATTTGACGGAACTCAAAATATAACTATAAATGCTGTTGACGCTACTTCGCAAGTTGCTTCCTCATTGCTTGGAGCTGCTAACGGAGTGGCTACATTGGACGCAAACGGTATAATTCTGACTACTCAGTTACCCAGTTACATTGATGACGTTCTTGAGTACACCAATTTAGCAGCATTTCCTGCTACCGGTGAAACGGGTAAAATTTATGTAGCAAAAGATACTAACAAAACCTACCGCTGGGCTGGTAGTGTGTACGTGTACATCACTTCCGGAGCGGTTGATTCGGTGAATGGCTACACAGGAGTTGTGTCGCTTTCGAAAACAGACCTTGGTTTAGGTAACCTGGATAACACAAGCGACGCGAATAAACCAATATCTACTGCCACTCAATCCGCTTTGAATGGAAAACAAGCATCGGGTACGTATTCGACAGATATTCACGGTAATATTTCTGCCTTAAATGCAGTAAGTGGTACGAATAGTGGCGACGAAACGCTTACGAGTATAAAAACGAAACTCGGAGCTGCGAGCTCAAGCAATTCAGGCTATTTGACCAATATTGATTTCTCAAATTTCGATGGTAAACAAAATGCATTAGGTTATACTCCGTGGTGGTCATCAAATCACCCGACTACTATTTCAGGGTATGGCATTACAGATGTTGATGTAAATGCAACGGATGATGCAATTGTAAGAAGGAGCGGTTCAGGTTTAGCTATGATTACTGGCGGATATTTAAAAACTACGCTTGCAAATATAAATGCCGTATCTCCAACAGAAATATTCACTGGTAACGGAGACGGAGTTATTAGACGTTCATCTCTAGCTAATACGATGACAGCATTTGGGTTAAATTCTATTTCTACTCAATCGACTGGTGGATTAACCACTAATTATATTACTAAATGGGATGGGAGTAAACTTATAAACACTCTTACTACAGAAAACGGGACAACTACATATTTTAACGGCAGTGCTCAATTTTGGAATCCTACAGTTATGGTTGACAGATTATCAATATTAGCTACAACTGCTTCCACATCGCCAACTACCGGCGCTCTAGTTGTTAGCGGAGGACTTGGAGTTGGCGGTGCTAGTTTCTTTAATAGCGATATTACTGTAAAAAATGCCAACGTAATAGGAACTGGAGCAGCTGGAGGGCAACTGAATTTTGGAGACGTTAATCATAATATAAGGACTATTTTTGGTCAAGGAATCGAGATTAACACTTTTGGAGTTGCAAATGGATTTAAACTTTTTCAAACAACAGGAAACGCAACAGTTGGATATGCTACTGACCAAGGATATAAACTAGCCGTGAATGGCACTGGGTATTTCGGTGGTGCTATTACCGGCGGTGACCTTCACATAAATAATAATTATCTGAAGTCTAGTTATGGAACAGATATAGTTTCATACCAACAATCAAATGGGACATATACGATTGATTTAAATGGAGTGAAGAATTTATTGACAATTGATACTTCTGCAAAAGCTAGTTTTGTTGGTAAAGTTAAAGTAAACGATGTTACCGACGCCACAATAGACCCAACTCCTGACGGTAGCATTGTAACCGCCGGCGGAATTGCAGCCGCTAAAAAAATACAAGCCGGAGGTGAGATATTTTCGAAAGGTAATATTATTGCTGATGGTAATATGTACGCTGGAGGTTCAGTGCAGGCAGCATCATTTTCCACTTATAGTGGTACATCTTCTCAATTAATGGTAGCAGATGGAAGCGTGGTAGATGTAAGTTCAATTGGAGGTGGTGTAAACCAAACACAAACCACCGTCAACGCCTCAATTAGTGGAAATATGGTATGCTCGATGCCTTTCCAAACTGGTAGTTACAAAAAAGTTATGATAATGCTAAATAGTATGAATGGAGATGCGACTTATACATTTCCTGTACCATTTACTCGAGCGACACATGGTCAGTTTTCTCAGACAATATCAGGACTTGGATTTACATACACAAATACAACTTCATCCATAACAATCACTTCAGCATCGAATGCGAATAATACCGGCTGTATTATTTTGGAGGGCTATTAATTGAAAAAAACTAGAATATGAAAAAGAAAAAATCCGAATTTGGGAAAATAACATTCGTTGAATTTCTAGATGCTATCTACTACTTTCTAGGTGCTGTAATTACAGCAGTACTTGGATATTGGCAACTTGGAAGAATGCCTACAGAGACTGAGTTTATAATCTTAGCTGCAACGGCAGCTTTTCCGCCGGTCCGTTCAATTTTCAAGAAGCTGATCAGAAATTCTGATGGTGAGAAATTCAAAAAAGAAAGTAAATAATATATTAACTAGACTATGAATGATTTACTTCGGTTATTGATAAAAACGTTCGAAAATGTGGGTGTAAAGATACTTGCAGCTTTCTCGAGCGTAGGAGGTTGGCTCATTAGCCTAACCATATTTATCAGCACGTATTTTGGTGAAGCTCGGACAAATATGGGCTATATAATTTTAGCTGCAATATGCTTTGATTTGGGTTGGGGTATTGCTTCCTCCATGAAGCGAAAACAATTCGTTTTGAGTCAATGTATCACAAAATCGGCAATGAAAATAGCCATTTATTTAAGCATTTTCACCATGATTTGTCTGAGTGAAAAAGGGCTTAATGAGGATTGGTATATTTCCTCCAGGGTGGGTTGCGCTATTCTATGTGCTGCCGAATTGTGGTCGGTATGTGGACATATTTTAATCTTATCTCCCAATACGCCCGTCGTTCGACTCCTATCAAAATACCTTCAGGGTGAGATATCCCGAAAACTGGGAATAGAGGAATCGAAAATTGAGGAAATAATGAATAATAGGGAGGAAGTGAAATGAAAGAATTACTACCATTAATTTGGAATGCTGCCGCTATATTCAAAATTGAATCACGAGCAGTAATGGCATTTATATCTGCCGAAACAGGTGGAAAAGGTTTCGACGATATAACCGGCAAGATAATTATCCAATTTGAGCCGAGCTGGTACCGAAAGCGCGCTCCTTATGCACCGTCCGGAAAATGGTCGCTGAATAAAGTTGAAGTTCAGAGCAAAGAATGGTTGGCCTTTAATGACGCATTCAGCAAGAATAAAACGGCAGCCATGGAGGCGACATCTATAGGGATCGGACAAATATTAGGCTACCACTGGAAACGCCTGGGCTACGAATCGGTTCACGCGATGTGGGATGATGCAAAAAAGGGAATCGATCGGCAAATATGGCAAGTTTGTAAATTCATAGATACAGATAAAGCCCTTAAAGCTGCCCTTATCGCTCATAACTGGCATATTGTTGCGACCTTATACAATGGTGCGAAATATCGTGAAATGGCAATCAAATGGGGTCGTGATCCGTATAATATAACACTTGCTAATGCTTACTTAAAATTTAAATAGATATGAAAAACTTTTTATCTCGCACCTGGTGGGTAATCATTCCCATATTACTAATTGTAGCTATCATCTCGGTACCACGCTGCACATCAAACAATGCAGAACGAACGTTTACTAAGGCTGAGAAAGAAACGGCCTTAAATGAGCTTAAATCTAATCTTGACAAAAAGTATACAAAACAATTACTCGACTCTTCGAAAGTAATTCAAGCATATCACAAAAAAATATCTGATGGACTGAAGCCGGTTATTATTATCAAGACTATAAAGGCCAAACAGTCGGTCGAGGTTGCACGAAAAGATACGAATACAACTGTTGTAGCTAATACGGCGATAAACGATCAGGAATCACTTATTTTTGATTTATCATTGAAAGCATACAACGATTCAATTCAGCTATCAGAATGCAATAAACAGAACATAGTCAAAGATACAATGCTAGTTCAATCAGACTATGCATTCAAAGAACAGTTACGAATCAATAAAGACTTATCGAAAGTCACCAAAAGAAACTTCATTGAGCGAAACGGAATACTTATTGGATCCGGACTAACTCTCGGAGTGATTACAGCTGTAAAATTACTGTTTATAAAATAATCTTTGTGTCATAACGTCGATAGTCCTTGCTTGTGAAAGTAGGGACTATTTTTTATTATACCTGAATGGTCTAACTACTCTGAACCTCTTAAATACATAATCAATCACTCTCCTATTTGCCTCATCAACCTTTTTATCATTGAAGTGATTGTAAATATCAGTTACAGTCTTTTTGCCGTGTCCTAGGGCTTTTGATATTGTCTTGTCCGGGATATCAAGTTCACCGGCAAAGGTAGCCCAGCTGTGACGTGCTGAGTAGGTAGTAAACTTTTTAATTTTCAACTCAATCGCTATTTCCGAAAGGTAGTCATTCACTTTATTTCTAAAACTGGTATGTAATTCAAATTGATCAGAGAAATTGAGTAAGGTCTTTTCTCCTCTGAACTTATTGATCAACTCCTGGGCTTCAGGTTCAATTTTCAAGTTATAAAGCCTACTTGTTTTAAACCGGCTATACTTCACCCGGGTATCGTAATTATCAAGAAAGAACAAATCTTTCATATTTATTCCTATAAGGTAAAATGACAGCATGAATACATCACGCGACCAGTTCTGAACATTAGATCCTGAAAACTTCATTACCTTTTTAAAGTCGCGAAGTGTCATATCGCGATGAATGGTATCCTCTTTCTTTATTTTGAACTTTCGAAATGGGTACAGCTCAAGAGAAACAATATCATTATCGATAGCTGAATTATATACATGACGAATATTCCTCAAATTTATAGCGATGGTATTTACCGAGTTTCCCCTACTCTCCAGGTACTTTACAAATTTATCTAACCAGGCTTTGTTTATATCCTCAAAGTACAGTTCTGATCCTTTAAAGTCATTCACTCGATCGAACGTCCCTTGGTACCTCTCTTTTGTTCCTCCGGATTTGTTCTCAATCACCTTTGAAAAGCAACTCATAAACGTGACTACCTCTTTCTTATCGGCAAACCCATCTCTTATGCTTACTGCATTTGCATTTAGCCGGCCTTTATCTTTCAGATCATCTAAATATCTTTCTGCTTTGTCGAAAACCTCCTCTATGATCTTGTTTTTCTGTTTGAATTTTTTATCTGAAGAAAGGACACATCTGTTTTTATTATCCCAGTCAGGTTCAGCCACAAAAATATTAAAGCTATATGTAGCCGTTTTTGAGTTAGAATTGAATTGAAGTCTAACAGGGTGGTTCCCTTGAGCGTTCTTTGTCCGCTTATCCAAATACATTTTAATTGTTGCCATTGCAGTTTGCTTGCAGTTTTTTGCTTTGATATAATGGTTGATATTTGGATAGAATCAATAATTGAAATAAAACTGTAAGAATTAAAAAGGCCTATATCATTAGCTAAATTGCATTGATATAGGCCTTAAATAGCAGTCGGGATGACAAGATTCGAACTTGCGACCACTGGTCCCCCAGACCAGTACTCTAAACCGGGCTGAGCTACATCCCGCTATTTTTTTAGTGGCACAAAAGTAACAAAAAAATCAAATA